ACTAAAACAAGTATTCATTCCTAAGAGTGAATTCATTGATGATAAACCAAAGAATGTCGAACCTCAAAAACCTTCTTATACTGGAGTTGTTGCTCCTGTAGTAACTCCTACTGATAATTGGTTTTCCGAGCCTGTGAAAACTGAAAAGGTTATTGCCTACGAAAAACACGTTGCTCAAAAGATTGAGGAACAGAAGTTTGTTGAGGCAGCACAACCCAAAAAGGAAGCACAAGATATTCATCAACAGATGTATGCTCGTGCTTCTAAGTTTTTTGGATCCTGGCAGGAGAACCTTGGTGGTTCTGAAAACTTCCAATCCGGACCTGGTGGTTGGAACTCTGGTACAGGAATGGGGCAATTTAAATGAATGAAGACTGGCGTTATTCTGAAGAAAGAATGGACTTAAGAGAGAAAGCATACAACCTTCTCCTAACTCGTTTTGGATCTCAACTTGACGCTAACGGAGAACCAGTCTATAGTATGCAAAGTATTACTGAATGCTCTCATGACTGGGTATCACAAGGAAATGTGAGCACCAGCGGACTGGTTAAATACTATCAAGCGTATTACACAACATGAAAAAACTACTACTTGGTTTGATTGGATCTTCTTTGCTTGCTATGCCTGCACTAGCAAAAGAATCCAAACTTAAAAAAGGATTCTATAGTATGGATGCTTTGGGTTGCATGATGTTACGAGAATGCACCGAGAATGTCCGACGAATCAAGAGTATCGACGATATTCGTAACGAGTTTCCTAATTCTGATTTTGATCTTGTTGCTGATGAGTTTAACTCGATGCTGGTATCCCTTGATGAAATCGGAGTTATGGTTTTTCTAGGACCAGAGAAGTATTTCCCTCCTGGTCATCGTGGTGTCTATCATACAGTATCTAACAACTTCTTCTTGAATGAGAAGTTTATGCATCGTTCTTCTGTCCTCATGACTGTTATGCGTCATGAAGGTTGGCACGCTGCACAAGACTGCATGGCTGGTAGTATCAAGAACTCTATGATTGCTATCATTCACCGTGAAAGTGAAGTTCCACAAATCTGGCGTGATATTGTAGAGAAGACTTATCCCAAATCTGCTGTGCCCTGGGAAGCAGAAGCGAAATGGGCAGGTAAGACTGAAGGTATGACTGCTAAAGCACTTAAAGCATGTGCTGCTGGTAATATGTGGGAAATCTACAAACCCACACCACTGACTGAGAAGTGGTTGCGTGAAGAAGGTTTCATTAACTAAATAACTCAGCCTTACTCTCTACGAATGTCTGATACAAAACCAGCAGTTGTAGAAGAGAAAGACCACCATCATGAAGATAGAAGTGAAGTTTTGGGAAATTTAGTGAAAGTCGTAGTGCTTATATGGTCTGCCTCTCTACTCACATTCAGTTACGTTAGACTTCCTAACGGACAAAAAATCTTAGATTTTGACCCAACTTTTATTGCATCGGTGTTCTCTGGATCACTTGCTGCTTTTGGACTTTCACCTGCTAAGAACGGTGGAAATGGTAATGGTAATGCTGCTGTTAAGAAAACAGATAGCAAAAAAGAAGAACCAGAAGTTGTATCAACGGTAGAACCAAAAGTAAGACCATAGTAATCCATTGCTTCTAACAAAATGGAAACCCCTCCAGTTAGTGAGACAAAAACCAAGAAACAACAACCAGTGAAACCTCAACGGTCTCCATTTAAGTGGGCAGCGCTCACTGTGGGGACTGTTTTTGGTATTGCACATCTAGGTATTCTTGGACACCTTTTAAATAAGGATCAACTACCTATCATCAATCTCCCTGTAGGGGATTACACTGCTTATCAGGTAGAAGCAGGTAAAGATGGATATCGCATTCAGTATCGTGCTAATGATCCACGAGTCATGAGTGATGATAAAGTGATTCTCAAGAAGAATGGATTTTTTGGTATCGGTGGAGATACTAAGATTATCAAACAAGAACAATACACCATGGACGGAGCAAAACATCTCCAGGGTGGTGAGTTGGGAAAGTTGACTGCTCAAAAGATAGAGTGTATCAAGGCGGAAGGTGGTGGCGAAAATGCAGGTAGATTGGTTGGAACTAGTATTGGTGCTTCTGCTGCCCCAATGTTTAGTGGTATTCCTTATATTGGTTGGTTGGCTGCGGGATGGGTAGCAATGTTTGGTGGAAACACTGGTGCTCAGATTGGTGGCGAAGTCGCTACGATGATGAAGGACTGTGACTGATGGAACACAAATTCGAATATCAATGGGGTGGTGAAGAAAACTGGTATACCAAGAGCAAGAAGTGGGCAAAGAAACAAAAGTTTCCCATCAACCATCTTGCTCTCGGTATAATCGAATCCTTGTGGGTTATGTGGGTACAGGGTAAAGTTGATATGGAAATGTCTTCTGTTGATAAACAGGTGAATGAAATCATGGAACAGTGGAAAGAAGAAGATAAAAAAGAGCAAGAACCTGTTGTTGAAATCAAAAAGTCCGAAGTAGAAGGACTTGATGATATTAGTATTCATGCTCCCTGGTCATCGACTATCGGTGATTGGAATGATAGTGCTATAAATCATAAAAAGTGGCGATAAAATCTAAATAATTACTCATATAGATACAATTAAATATGTCATACCTCAAGAAGGCACTTGCTGCTTCGTCTGCATTGCTTTTGGGAATGCCTACTGCGACTTTCGCACACACAAACTCCATTGGTTATGTGGGTAACGGTGGCGGTAGCATCACTTTTTGGTATGGAACTTATCACAATACAAATTTCAATGAAGCAGAATTGAAACTTGAAGGTGCTAATGGCACCAGTTATACAACACAAATTGTCCAGTTCAATCAACTGACGACAACAACACCAACAGGTCTGGATCCTACAGTAAACTATTTCACCACTGATGGGACGCAACTTATTCCATATTCTAATGCTACTGCTGCTGGTGGACAATCAAACACTTGGCAGGGTGTAACCTTTACTGGTCTTTCTGCTGGCGATTATACGTTTACTTATATTCCTCTTGGTGATGCTGAGTCATATAATCCATCTGGATCTCCAACGATGGACTGGGCTCCTTGGGATCAGGTAATTCGTAGTAGCACTGTTACTATCTCTGCTGCTGTTCTTGCTGGTAGTTCTCCAACAGTTGTTAGTACAGCAACAGTTCCCATTTCCTCAAAGACAGTTACGACTATTACCGAAACACCTTCTGATGATGGAACTATTCAGAAGATGACTAGGGATGTTGATGTTGATGTTACGGTAACAAGTGCAACGATAGATACTTATAGTGATGGATCTACTGTGACCACAGGGACATCCGATGTAACCACAAGTACAAGATATAGCAGCAATACCTATTCGGGACGCATTGACCAACTGAAAGTCCTTGATGGTATAAGTCGTGCTAACAATAGTCTTCTAAACCATATGCCTTCAAAGACTAAACAGAAGTTTAGAATTTTTGAAAATAGCAGAATGATGAAGTCCTATAATGCTGATGGATATGATGGTTTCTCAACCACATTTGGTGGTGGATTTGAACTTGACCTAACCAAAGGTTGGACTATTGGTGGACAGTACAATGATATGTACACCGAACTCAAAGGCGTAGATAGTCTTTCACATTCAAAGAGAGAACACTTCGGTGTCTTCAATAGTTTCCACGGTAAGAACCTTGCTTTGATTACTAATGGTGGTCTTTCCAAGGACAAGTATGATTATGCTAGAACTCTTGAGTATCAAAGGGGTAACTGGGGAGAAACCCAAGGTCAACAGTGGTGGGTTAACAATAGACTGTATCTAACAGCATCTAAGGTTATTCAACCTTTCATTGGACATACAGTTCATAATGTAAGAAGAGATGCTTATGTTGAGACTGGAACTGTCAGTACTGCTAGAAGAGTTGATGAATTCAATAAAACAACACATGTTGGTGAAGGTGGTTTAAGAGTAACTCACAGATTCGGTGGTAAGAAGAAAGACTTTATGGGTGTAACTCTTGAAGCATCATATGCAACAGATAGTTCATATGAAGTTGTTGGTGGTCTAGACTTTAACAAGTTCTTATTTGTTGAAGGTTCACACAGCAGTGCTGATGGAGTTTCTAATAACTCTGTTGCTGGCAAAGTCAAGTTTAGGTTCTAATGGAATTACTTTTGAAACCACTTGAAGATATAAACGATCCTGTTTGGTCTGTTATTATTCTCCTATGCTGTGGACTCGCATTTACGGCATATTGTGTGATATATATCTTACGCCTATCATTTAAGGAACTAAACGAAGATGTCCAAGAGTCCAAACAAGGGCAAGAAGGGTGCTTCAGCGAACAAGAAGCAGAACCAGGGCAACGCAACAGCAAAGAAGGCTAAAAACGGAGGCAAGAAAAAGTAATGGGAGCGATGATACCACCAAGCAGGAAGAGTTGCTACAACTTTAGGGTTGTTGAAATCAATAGAGTTCTTGATGGAGACACTATTGATGTCACCATTGATCTAGGATTTGATCTCTATAAGAAAGAGAGAGTTAGAGTTGCTGGAGTAGATACTCCAGAGAAACGTACCAAAGATGATGAAGAAAAGGCACTTGGTTATGATGCAACACACTGGCTGGAAGAAAAACTTGCTGCTGCTATTGAAGGTGAAGAAGATCTTGTTATTAGGACTGAGCTTGTTGGTGGTGTCGGCAAATATGGTCGTCTACTTGGTTGGTTATATATCGGAGACGCAGAAGTCTCTCTCAACGAACAAATGATTGCCGAAGGATATGCTTGGGCATATGATGGAGGCACTAAACAAAAAGACTTTGAAGAACTACGTGAAATTCGTAGAGCACACGGTACATTGGTAGAATAAAATGCAAAAACTTATTAACGGCATTGCCTTATTGTCTGGTCTTGTATCACTTGGCGTTGTCGTCGGTGGTACATATCTCTATCTCAATAAGGATAGAATGATTGAAGAGGCAAAACAGCAAGCAATTGAAGAAGTTACTAAAACCGTCACTGGAACAGTAACAGGAAAACTTCCTGGAATGGTTAAGAGTGCTATTCCTCCTATGCCAAAAATGCCAACAGCAACTGGTCCAGTTTTAGATTTTGAAAAAGGATTTACAGGTCCTGCTGTTCCTGGACTCTGATACATATTATAAGTATTAAGATTCTGTTATGACTACATTAAGAAGAAAGAGTCGGGATGCCGAAGGAAAGTTTTTCCTTTATGTGTTTTTCTTCCATTTGTATTCGGGTATCCTGAAATTATTCACTGATGATTGATGCCTGAGATAAGAGAAATACAAGTTAGGGCTTTGAGTGTCCCTCAGATCCCTAACTCGTTGATTCAATCACCACAAGCAATCCCACCTGTTGTTCCAGTAACACAAATTATTGGAACACCTATTGTTAATCTTCCTGGTTGTGTAGAAGCACATCCTGATGCTGGTAAGAGTAAGACACTTGCACAGGATGATGAGAGTGGGACGATGACGTATTGTGATAGCACAATACCTTCATTCAACCCAATAGAATATTCACCAGAGAGTATGGTGTTTAGTGATGGTGATAAAGTTTCTGGGTATAAAACTGAACCTCCAGAAGACTTGGAGATACCAACACCAGAGATACCAAGAACTCCACCATCAACCGCAAAGGTTGAAAAACCTAAGATAGAGTGTCCTACACCAGCACAGGAAGCAAAGGAACCTGTTGGGACATATCTGGAAGGTTTTAGAAAGAGAGTTACTAGATATGAACTTATAGAAAATCAGTGTATTCAAATCACTGAGAAAGTCCCTTTACCGCAACAAATTATTGCTGGTGTCCCCAGTGCTGGAAGTGTAGTAACAACTGGTGGTATTGCTGTAGTAGCAACTGCATCAGCACTCATGGCGAAACCATTAGCAGATCTTCTGTTGAAAGTGGTGAAACCAACGATTAAAAAAGTAATGAAGAAGATTGCTTCTATCAGGGGGAAAACGCTTCCTGTTTTATCTGTATCGGAGCGCCAAGTTGAGCAGCGTTTGCGGAACCACGCGATTCGGAAACTGAAGGGGAAGGAATAGAATGC